CCGATGATCCGCCAGTGTAAGGCCCTGGCGGAGAAGTACCGGGAGCATGAGAGCAAGCGCCTGGAATTGAAATTCCAGGGAATGACCGTTTACCTGACCGGAGCGAACAGCGCGGCGGACCTTTCCTCCACGAACATACGAAACCTATTCCTGGATGAAGTGGACAAATTCCCTGGGGCGACAAAGAAAGAGGCCGACCCCGTATCCCTGGCCATCGAGCGCACAAAGACCTATTTCAACCGAAAAATCTTTCTGGCCTCCACCCCGACCCTGAAAACCGGGCCGATCTGGAAAGCCAAGGAGGAGGCGGACGCGGAAAAGCACTACTTTGTGCCATGCCCACACTGTGGGCAGTTTATCGAACTGAAATTTGCACAGATCAAGTGGCCCAGCAAGGACGACGTGCCAGACCAGACGGAACGGGCCGAAATGGCCACCTATGTGTGCCAGGCGTGTGGGTGTATCATCACCGACCGGGACAAGGCGGCCATGCTCCAGGCGGGCCGGTGGCAGGCCGTCCGGCAGACCACGACGACGCCCAAAAGTGTGGCGTACTGGATGAATACCCTGTATTCGCCTTTTACCAGGTTTTCCGACATCGCCCGGGAGTTCATGCGGGCAAAGGACGACCCGGAACTGCTCCACAACTTCGTCAACTCCTGGCTGGCAGAGCCGTGGGAGGACACGAAACTAAAAACCAACGCCGAAATGGTCATGGAGCGGCAGACGGAGGTTCCGGCCTGGTCCCTACCGGCGTGGACAAAACTTCTGACCGGCGGGATCGACGTGCAGGAAAATTGCCTGTACTGGGTGATCCGGGCCTGGGGGGACTTTATGACCTCCCAAAACGTGGCCCATGGCCAGGCGCTTTCCATGGCAGAGGTGGAGCGAGTTATGAACACCGAGTTTTCCCTGCCGGACGGCGGAAAGGTCATGGTGGACCTGGCCCTGATGGACAGCGGCGACCAGACCGACGCGGTGTATGAGTTCTGCACTATGAACATGGACTGGGTGCGGCCCTGTAAGGGCGTCCAATCCCTCCAGGGTCATTACAAGATCTCCACCGTGGACAAGGCCGGGAGCCGGGCCAACGGTATGCAACTGGTCCTTGTGGACGGCGGCAAGTACAAGGACATGATCGCTGGGCGCATGAGGCGGCCAAACGGGAACGGATCCTGGATGGTGCATAAAGACTGTGATCTGGAGTATGCGGAGCAGGTCACGGCGGAGCATAAGATCACCGAGCGGGCCGCCGGAAAAGAGGTTCAGCGGTGGGTGCTGAAATCCTCCCACGCGGACAACCATTACCTGGACTGCGAGGTGTACGCGGCGGCGGCCGCCGACGTGCTGGAGGTCCGGTCCCTGTTCCTGAAAAACCCGGACCGAGCGGAGGAGCAGGCGCCAAAGCCGGCACCGCCAAAGCCGCAGCCGGTACCGGAGGAAACATGGATCCAGCAGAATGAAAACTGGTTCTGACAGGAGGCAATCATGGAACTGGACAACACAACAGCGGCCCCGGCGGAACTGCTGGAGCAGGTCAACAAGGCGATCACCACCGTGCTGGTGGGCGGGCAATCCTACCGGATCGGCAGCCGCCAACTGACGCGGGCGGACCTTGCCATGTTAAAAACCCTTCGGGACGACCTGGAGGCACAACTGGCGGCAGACGAAAGCGGTCCCCTGCTGGGGCGCACCTACGTGGCATTTTTCGAGGGGAGGTAAAACGGTGGGTTTTATTGACAACGTGATCGCGGCCGTATCCCCCAAAAAAGCGTATGAGCGGGAGGCGTGGCGCCAGGGGCTGGAGGCCATGCGAGGGTATGACGCGGCGGGGTTCGGCCGGATCAATGCCGGCTGGAGAGCGCACAACGAAAGCGCGGAGATCACAGACCGGCACAGCCGGGACGTGGTACGCGCCCGCGCCCGGGACCTGGAGCGAAACAGCGATATACTCCAGGCCGTGATCCTGGCCTACAAGCGCAACGTGGTGGGAAAAGGCTACACCCTGCGGGCAAAGACCGGGGACGACGCCATGAACCGGCAGATCGAAAGCCTGTGGCGCCGCTGGTGCAAGGCCAGAAACTGCGACGTGACCGGGGAACAGTCCTTCACCGAGATCCTACGCATGGCCGTGGAGCGCAAGAAGGTGGACGGCGGGATCCTGTTCCTGTTCCGGCACACCCCCGGCGGCGTGGTGCCTTTCAAACTGCAGGCCATCGAGGTGGACGAACTGGACGTATCACGGAGTACGCCGCGCCACCGTGGAAACCGCGTCGTGGGCGGAATTGAATACAATTCCTGGCGGCGGCCGGTGGGTTACTGGATCCAGCAATATGACATTGAGGGCTGGCGCCTGCTGGAACCGATCTACATAGACGCCAAGGACGCCTATTTCATCAAGGCAAAGCACCGCCCAAGCCAGATCCGGGAAATGTCGGATATGTCCCACACCATCACCAGGATCCGGGACGTGAACGAGTTTATAAACGCGGTATCCGTCAAGGAACGGATCGCGGCCTGCCTGGCGGTGCTGATCAAAAAGACCATTCCAACCGGGACAAGCCTGGGACGGTCCGGGATCCGAGGACCGGACGGCCGCGTGGACTACTCCGGGAAGAAACTGGGGCCGGGCATGATTATGGAAATGGGCGCCGGCGACGAGGCCCAGGTGGTGGACCCGAAAGGGGCGGCCACCGACGCCACCGCGTTCCTGAAAGTCCAGCAGGGGTTGATCGGCGCAGGCCAGGGGTTGAGTTATGAGGCGGTATCCCGCGACATGAGCGGGTCCACCTACTCCTCCGCCCGGCAGAACGCCATAGAGGACGAGGACACATACGCGGAGGACGTGGAACTGATTACGGAGTTCATGTCCGAGGTATACGAGCAATTTATTATTTCCTGTTATCTCTCCGGGGCGATCACCTTCCCCGGGTTTTGGGATAAAAAGGCGGATTATATGGCCCACGACTGGGTGAAGTCCCCCAAAAAGTGGATTGACCCGGCCAAGGAAAGCACCGCCGACAAAACCGCCCTGCAGAGCGGGCAAAAGACCTATCAAGAGATCTGCGCCGAGCGGGGCAAGGACTGGCGCCAGGCCATCGACGAAACCGCCGAGGTCCTGGAGTACGGCCGCGAAAAAGGCATTGAGATGGGAGGTGTAATTTTTGGAAATGGAACGGCAGCAGCCCAGCAGAACACCGGAGGGCAACCGCCCAAGGGATAAGGACCACGGCACCAGGAGCATGGGCCAGGTCCTTTCCCGGGAGGATCAACCACAGGAGAGCCGACGCCGAACGATCAGTTTTTCCAGTGAGGAGCCATACCGGCGCTGGTTCGGCATGGAGATCCTGGACCACGGAGAGAACGCGGTGAACCTGGAGCGCCTGAACAGTGTGGGCGTCCTCTTGTTCAACCACGACACCGACAAGGTGGTGGGAAAGGTGATCCGGGCCTGGGTGGAGAACCACCGAGGCATGGCGGAAGTGGAGTTCGACACGGACGACGACGCCGAAAAGATCTTCGGGAAAGTCCGGTCCGGCACCCTGAAAACCACGTCCGTGCGGTACAGCGTGGAAACGTGGGAGGAAGTGGTGGCCGGGAAACAGTCCACGGACGGGCGATTTACCGGCCCTTGCCAGATCGCCAGAAGGTGGACGCCGCTGGAGGTGTCCGTTGTATCCGTGCCTGCGGATCCCACCGTGGGCGTGGGCCGGGCCGACGTAGGCCGGACGTGCGCCCCCCTCTCCGTGTATGAGCGACAGATCCAAGCAAACAAAAATCTGATTTCCAACAGGAGGTAAGAAAACCATGAATGAACTGCAGAAAGCCCTTGCCCGCCAGCGGGAACTTGTGACCCTGGCGCGAAACGAGGGCCGGGACCTGACCGCCGAGGAGCAGGCGGAGTTTAACCGCTGCCAGACCGTGATCGACGCCGCAGGCAACGAGGGCGGCGAGGCCGTCGGCCAGCCCGCCGGCGGTGAGCGCGGCGCGGAGAACGGCGGCCAGGGCGCCCCGGCCGGCACCAACCAGCCCAGCGTGGCAGACACGCAGAGAGCGATCCAGGCGGAGCGCCAGCGCACCGCCGACATTATGGCCCTGTGCCGCCAGACCGGCATGGACGCGGAGGAGTATATCCGCAGCGGCGCCACCATGGACACCGTGCGGGCGGCGGCCGTGGACTTCCTGATCCAGCACAACGGCCCCGTGGGCGCCAGAATGTCCGACAACAGCCGGGAGCAGGACAACTTCCGCCAGGCGGCCGTGGACGGCCTGCTTATGCGTAGCGGCATGGAGGTGGAGCGCCCCAGCGAGAACGCGGAGCAAATGCGCGGCCTGTCCCTGCGGGATCTGGCAATCGAGTGTATGGCCCGGGAGGGCCTGGGGACCACGGCCTCCCTTCTCCGTATGTCCAAGGACGACCTGTGGAACATGGCCTGCCGCCAGTTCTTCAACCCCACGGCGGCCTTCCCCGCGATCCTGGACAACACGATCCGCAAGGCCATTGTGCAGAGATACCAGGCCGTCCCCACCACGTTCCAGGTGTGGACCACCAAGGGCAGCGTGACCGACTTCAAGCCCACCAAGGATCACGAGTACCTGGCCGGCGGCGCCGGCGAGTTCCTGCGCGTGGGCGAGGGCGGCGAACTGAAACACGACACCCCGCAGACCGAACTTCTCCCCCAGCGCCAGGTGGCAACCTACGGCCGCCAGTTCTCCATGACCCGGGAGGCGTTTATCAACGACGACGTGGGCTTTATCACCCAGGTGCCCGGTATGTACGCGGCCTCCGCCAAGCGCACGATCAACAAGCAGGTGTATTCCATCCTGTTCAACAACCCCACGATCTTCGACGGTGTGGCCCTGTTCCACGCCAACCACAACAACCTGATCACCACCGGCGCGGCCCCGTCCATTGAAACCCTGCAGGCCATTATGATCAAACTGCTGAACCAGAAGGACCCCTTCGGGGACAGCATTATGGTGCAGCCCCGGTACATCATCGTGCCCGTGGGTTACGGGTTCCTTATGTCGCAGATCCTGGAAACCGCGCAGATCGACGTGGACGGGATCGGCAGCCACACCGCAAACGCCCTGTATCAGTACCGGAACCGCCTGCAGGTGATCGAGGAGGGCACCCTGAACGCCCTGGCCGGTTCCAACGCGGTGCCCTGGTTCGTCGCGGGCGATCCCACCTATGCCCGTTCCATCCAGGTGGACTACCTGAACGGCCAGGAAACCCCGACCATTCGCCGCATGGAGGTGGCCGGCCAACTGGGCTATGTGTGGGACATTTGGCTGGACTGGGGTATCACCGCCGTGGACTTCCGTGGTATTGCCAAGAACCCCGGAACCACCATCACGCTGTAAGGCAGTAAGGAGGTAAAACAGATATGAGTGCGAAATACTGGCAGAGAGGCGAAACCATCGACTACACCCCCACCGACGACCTGGCAAACGGTGACGTGGTGGACCTGGCCACCCGGATCGGCGTGGCCGGAAATGACATTCCGGCCGGCGAAACCGGCGCGGTCCATGTCGTGGGCGTGTTCGAGATCCCCAAGGCCACCGGCGCCGTCACGGTGGGCCAGGCCCTTTACTGGGACAAGGCGGCGGAGAACATCACCACAGCGGCGGGCAGCAGCCCCGCGAACACCCCGGCCGGCTGGGCCGTGGCGGCGGCGGGATCCAGCGACGCCACGGTGCTGGTGAAACTGCTGGGCTAAAGGAGGGCCGGACATGAAAGGATTGATTGCAAAGCGGCCGATCCTGTACCGGGGCCGTATGTATCGGGCCGGGGAGAACCTGCCCGGCGATGACACCAGAATGGTGGCCGCATGGCTGGAGAACGACAGCGCGGAACTGTGCGGAGAGGCCAAAAGCGCCGACCGGGGCGGCCAGGAGGCGGCCCAGGAGCCGGAGAACGCGCCGGAGGTATCCGAGGACCAGGGAGCAGGAAACGAGGCCCAGGGCGGCCAGGAGCCGCCCCAGGAGGGCGGAACAGAGGACGGCGGCATGATCGCCGGGCACCTGGACCCCAAGGACCTGGAGGACCTGAAAAAGGCCGACCTGGAGCGCATGGCCACGGACATGGGCCTGGATACTTCCAAGGCCAAGACAAAGGCGGACCTGATCGCCGCGATCACGGCGGCGGAAGTCTACGCCCCCGCAGAGGATGAAAACGGGGGTGCCCTGTAATGGGCGCCCCCTCCTTCAAGGACTGCGTGGCGGCGGATATTCACGGCGTATTCCTGAATACCCAGGAATTTGCAGACACCCACACCATCGACGGCCGGAAAATGGACGCGGTGGTGGACGACGACGCCCTGCTGGAGCGGGACGCGGCCCGGGGAGGCGTCCACACGGATGGGACATACCGGACGCGGCGCCTGCTGTATGTGGATAAGGCTGACTACGGCGGGCGGCCCATGTCGGGAAAGATCCTGAACCTGGACGGCCGGGAGTATCGCGTGGTACAGGCAGACGAGGCGGCCGGCGTCCTGACCATTGAAATCGAGGCGATCCGCACATGATCCATATCGAGGTTGACACCCAGGCCGAAATCGTGAGGATCGGCCAGCGCCTGGAGCGCCTGGCGTTCCAGGCACCGGACATTCTCCGCCTGTCCATCAATGCGGCGGCCCGCAAGGTCCGAAAGCAGATCACCAAGGACGCGGCCGAAACCTACACCATCGACGAAAGCATACTGAAAGACCGGAGCAAAGGCGCTCCAAAGGTACAGACGGCAAAGCCCGGGAATATTGAGGCCGTGATCCGGTCCAAAGGCCCGGTAAACGATCTGATCGACTTCCTTGTGAGGCCGGGGAGCGACGGCGCAAAGGCCAAGGTGCTGAAATCCGGCGGCATGAAACCACTGGAACGCGGCGGCGCAAAAGCCTTTATCGGAAGGTTCCAGAGCGGCCATACCGCCGTTTTGCAACGGCAGATCCGGCAAACCTACACCGTGGGCGGCGCGGCGGACCGTATCAAAAAATACGGATACCCGAGCGGGGGCCAATGGCCGGACATGACCAGGATCAAGAAACTGCTGGGGCCGTCTGTCCCGAGTATGCTGGGAAACGAGGAAATCCAAGAAAAAACCAGGACCATGCTTTACACGGTCCTGGACCAGGAGATCGAAAAACGGATCAATAAGGCAATCCGGCAAAGCGCCTGATCACCCCGCATGAGAGCGGAGAAACGAGCGGGCGGCCCGATACGCCGGGGACCCCTTAACCGGCTGGAGCAATTCGCGGGGCGACAGTTCGCCGGCCCATTCGGCGCCGGCGGAGGCGTCCGAAAAGGCGTAGCAAACCGCGTCCACCGGGTCCGTGGGTGCGTCCACCAATGAGGAACCGGCGTCGAAAAGCCGGACAGAGGAGGCGTACAAGGCCAGAACATCACGCGGGGAGAGTTTTTCAAACACAAGGAAAGACAGATCCCAGGCGGAGGACAGGAGAGAAACCCGGAGGCGCTTTCCGGTAACGAACTGGAGCAGGCCCACCGGGATCCCCGTGGCGTCCTCCCTATCATAGCGGGAAAGCACAGCGCCGGCGTCCTTTTCGTCGAAATCCGGGGAAAATGTCACCTGATATTCAGCGGCAAAGGCTTTCTGCCTTTCACTGACGGGGTGTATATTTTGCGCCGCCATGTCGAGCGGGAGGACCTCCACCGGATCGGCCAAGCCAATTTCGTGGGCGGCGGCCACGGCGTCCTCCTCCCCGCAGGCGGAAACTGTGCGCTTGTTTTTCCGGCCCGTTTCAGGGTTCACGCCGCGCACATCGTAGCGAAAAACCCCGTTTGAGTAACCGGAGGCGGGGCGGGGTATGACGCCATCGGCGCAGGCCACGTCCAGCCAGGAGGCCCAATAGTCCGCCGGAGTGTATCCGAGAAAAGCCGCCAAAGCGTATATGTGCTTGCACGGCAGGCCGCGCTCCTGGAAATCCGGGCAGGTACAGCGATCCAGCGAAACCGTATAAACGCGGTCCAGCCGGCCCTGAACCTTCACAGCCCCGGCCTTTGTGTCGCAATCCAAAACCTTTGTACGTTCTCCACCCTTTGAAAAAACGGAGAGCGGGCGGGCGGCGGCGCGTCCAAAGCGGGCGTATTGCCCCGGGGCGGCGTGTACTGACGGATCCCAGGGACCAAACAAGGGGCCGCCGGAATAGTTGAACCCACCACAGGCGCCGGCGGCGGAAAGAGTGGGCCTATCAGTTTTCGGAAGGAACTTCCGCAGAAAATCAAGCATTTTTTACACCCCTTTATGCCGTGTATTACCACGGTTTTCATACTATTACCACAACATGAATTTACCACAAAAAGCGCCGAAAAGTCAAGGAGGTGAACACCACGACACCGGAATTTTTGCAGGACGCCGTTGTGGCGGACCTGGCGGACCTGTTCGAGGGGCAGACCCTCCCCAGTTCCGCCGGGGACCGGCGGCCGATCCGGGTTTACTCCCAGGACCTCCCGATCATTGAGGGGCTGGACGAAACCGAGGACCGGACCGAGGAGATACCGGAACCGTATATCATCGTGCGGACCAATGAGGGAAACATTCCAGACGCCAACAGCGCCCAGGAGATCGACCTGATCCTGGTGGTATGCACCTATGACCGGAACCCGAACCGGCAGGGATACAGAGACGTGCTGCACATCATCCAGGAGATCTACGGGAGGTACGCCAAAAATCCGCTGGTGCGGATCAAGGCGGACAGCGGCGGCGCGAGAGGCGGCCCGTGGTCCGTCAAGTACCCGATCAAGTGGGTCACACAGCAAGAGGACACCCACCCCTATTATTTCGGGGCCATGTCGCTGAAATTTGAGGCGCCAGCGGTGCGCCAGGAGGTGCCATTCACATGACCAAGAGAACAACCAGAAAGGCGGCGGAGGCCGCCGGCACGGTGGTATACTGCGGCCCGTCCATCAAGGGCGTGGCCAAACAGTTCACCGCCTACAACAACGGGATCCCGGAGGGGCTGAAAGCGGCGACCGAGAAAAACAAGGTCCTGACCGCCCTGATCGTCCCCCTGGAGGACCTGCCGGAGGCCATGCGCCAGTTGCGCCAGAAATCCGGCCGTATCCACACCCTGTATAAAGCCGTACAGGGCAGAACCTAAAGGGAGGGATCAACTATGCCTTATAATCACGGCGTTTACAACCAGGAGCAGGAAACCAGCCTGACCACACCGATCCAGGGGACGGCGGGCCTGCAGGTCATCTTCGGCACCGCCCCGATCCACCTGGCGGCGGATCCGGCGGCGGCCGTCAACAAGCCCGTGGTGTGCTATTCCTTCGCGGAGTGCCAGCAGGCCATGGGCTATTCGGACGACTTCGAGAACTTCACCCTTTGCCAGAGCATGGACGCCTGTTTCCGCGTGTTCAACGTGGCGCCCATTATCCTGGTGAATGTGCTGGACCCCGGCAAGAGCGGACACACCACGCAGAACACGGAGGAGGAGTGCGCCGTGGCGGACGGTGCCGTGGCCTACGCAAAGCAGTTTGTCCTCCTGGACACCATCGTGGTCAAGAACGCGGACGCCACCCTGGTGGCCGGCAGCGACTACGTGGCCACCCACGCGGAGGACGGCACGGTGACGATCACCATCCTGTCCGAGGCCGCCAAGGAGGCGGAAACCCTGAAAGTGGCCAGCACCAGCCTGAAACCGGACGGCGTGACGGCGGCGGACATTGTGGGCGGCGTGGACGCCATGACCGGGAAGGAAACCGGCCTGGAACTGGTGCGCCAGATCTATCCCCGTTTCGGCATGACGCCCGGGATCCTGCTGGCCCCCGGATGGAGCCACAACCCCACCGTGGCGGCGGCCCTCCAGGCCAAGACCGAGGGGATCAACGGGAACTTCGACTGCGTGACCTATCTGGACATTTCCACGGACGCAGAGGAGGACGGCGCGGAGGTCTACACCGACGTGCGGACCGCCAAGGAGGCCCTGGGGGCCACCTCTCCCCATGCGGCGGCCCTGTGGCCCATGGGAGCGGTGGGCGACAAGGTTTATTACCTGTCCGCCCTGTTCGCGGCCCTGACGGCCTACACGGACGCCAGCAACAGCGACGTGCCCTATGAAAGCCCCTCCAACAAGGACTTGAAGATCACCAGCACGGTCCTGAAAGACGGAACCGAGGTCCTGCTGGACCAGCAGCAGGCCAATGATCTGCTGAACGCCAACGGCGTGATCACCGCCATCAACGCCAACGGGTACAAAGCCTGGGGCAACAACACGGCGGCCTATCCCTCCACCTCCGACCCCAAGGATCGGTGGCTGGCGGTGCGCCGTTTCTTCGACTGGGACGGAAACAACTTTATTTTGACGTACTTCCAGAAGGTGGACAAGCCGGGCAACACCCGCCTGATCCAGTCCATCGTGGACAGCCAGAACATCATCGGCAACGGGTACGTGGCCCGGGACTACTGCGCCGGATACCGGACGGAGTTCAGATCCGACGAGAACCCGATCACCAACCTGCTGGACGGCCACCTGACCGTACACACCTACCTGGCGCCCTATATCCCGGCGGAGTACATCGAAAATATCAGAGAATACGACACGGAGGCCCTGGAGGCCGCCCTGACTGGTGGAGGTGAATAAAAATGGCCATTCCTGCCATTCCCAGCAAAATCAATAATTACAACGTCTACAACGTGGCGGAGCGCCTGATCGGTGTGGGTGATGAAGTCCCCCTGCCGGACTTCGAGGCCCTGGCGGACACCATTTCCGGCGCCGGTATCCTGGGAGAACTGGACGACCCCACCGTGGGCCACTTCTCCAACATGGAAATGGAAATCCCCTTCCGGGTGATCGACCAGGAGGCGGCGGACATGATGGACATGACCAAAGCGGTGCAGTTGACCCTCCGGGCGGCCCAACAGACGTTGACCGTGGAAGGAAACACGGAGTTTAGATCCATGCGCGTGGTGGTGCGCGGAAAGAGCGCCACCCTTGCCCTGGGCAGCGTAAAGAGCGGCAGCGCCATGGAAAGCAGCGTGACCCTGAACCTGTCCTATATCCTGGTGGAAGTGGGCGGCGAGAGCCTGATCGAACTGGATAAACTGAACCCCACCTTTAAGGTGCGCGGCGTGGACATTCTGCAGAAAGTGAGGGAAATGATCTAATGAACGACATTGAGAAGATCCAGCCCGTGACGGCGGAGGAGAAAAACGAGGAGGAAAGCCTGGTCCTGAAATTTCGCAAGCCCTACACTTTCGAGAACCAGGAGTACACCGAGGTGGACCTGTCCGGCATGGAGGACATGACGGCCGGCGACCTGTGCGCCGTGGCCAAACTGGCCAACCGGGACCTGGGCGTGACCCCGATCCCGGAAATGACCCTGCCCTATGCCATGTATATGGCGGCCAGAGCAAGCCATAAGCCCGTGGAGTTCTTCAAGGGGCTGCCCCCGGTGGAGGCCATGAAGTTGAAAAACATGGTCACGGGTTTTTTGTACGGCGGGGATGGAGAGGAATAAACCCGCCGGATATAAAAAAGGGCTGTATCGGCCTTTCTCTCCAACTGCATAGCGGCGTGGACTACTTCCTGGGCCTGCCGCTGGACGACTTGAACGAAATGGCAAAGGTGGTGCTTGAAATTGGCAAAAAGCAAGGTCATGGAACTGGCCATAAAAATCGCCGGAAAGGTAGATAAATCCCTGGGGACCAGTACCAAGGCGGCCAACAAGCAACTGGCGACCATTCAAAAGGCCGCCAACAAAGCATCCACCGTTATGACGGCCGGGCTGGCGGCGATGGGAACAGGGGCCATCGCCGCCACCAAGTACCTGGCAGACCTGGGCGGAGAGTGGCAGACGGCCACCAATCAAATGGCCTCCGCGACCGGCGCGGCCGGCGAGGAACTGGAGAACCTGCGGGACGTTATGGAAAACGTGTACGCGGATAACTTCGGGGAGGACGTGGCCGACGTGGCCGACGCCGTGGCCCTGGTGGACAGGAACATGGCGAACCTGGACAAAAACGGCCTGACAAACGCGACCGAGGGCGCCCTGGCCCTTCGGGACGCTTTCGAGTACGACGTGGCGGAAAGCACACGGGCGGCGGAGGCAATCCGAAAGAACTTCGGATCCTCCGCAGAGGAGGCGTTCAGCCTGATTGCGGCGGGCGCACAAAACGGCCTGGACTACTCCGGGGAACTGATCGACACCATCAATGAATATTCCAGCCAGTTCTCAAAACTGGGTTTCACGGCGGATGGTATGTTTAACCTCCTCCAGTCTGGAGCGGACAGCACGGCGTGGAACCTGGACAAGGTGGGCGACGCCATCAAGGAATTTTCGATCCGCGCCATTGACGGGAGCGACACAACGGTGGCGGCGTTCAAAGACCTGGGATATAACGCGGAGGAGATCATGGCCACCTTTGCCGCCGGCGGCGAGGGGGCAAACGAGGCATTTTTCGACGTGATCAACACCCTGCTGGACGTGGACGACCAGGTGAAACGGGACGCCCTGGGCGTCGCGCTATTCGGAACAATGTGGGAGGACCTGGGCGTGGAGGCCATGGAGGCCATGGCGGGCGCGTCGCAGGCCGCATACGACACCGAGGGCGCCCTGGAGCAGATCAACCAGGTAAGGTACAACGACCTGGACAGCGCCCTGCAAGGGATCGGGCGTCAAATGGAAGTATCCCTGCTGCCGGCGGCGGACGCCGTGTATCAGTCACTCATGGACAATATGCCGGAGATCACGGAGGCCATGGAAGAGGTTTCCCCGGTGATCGCAGAGATCGCGGAGGACTTCGCGGACTGGGCGGGCGGGGCCATTTCGGACGGCCTGCCGGTCCTGGTGGACGGGATCAAGGATTTTGCAGACTGGGCGGGCAAAGCATACGACAAGGCCCAGCCCTTCCTCTCCTTCCTATGGGAACACAAGGGGACGGTGCTGGCTGTGGCCGCTGCCCTCCGGGTGCTGGGTCCGGCCATCGGAGCCGTGACCACGGCCATGAGTATGTACTCAAAGGCCAAGACATTTATGGCCCTGCTGCAGTCATCCGGGAAGATCACACAGATCACCGGAGCGTTTAAGGCGTTCGGGTCCGCACTCATGGGGCCGCTGGGTATCATCATAGCGGTGGCGGCCGCCATAGCCCTGCTGTATAAAAATTGGGACACGGTAAAGGCGTGGCTGGTGAACTTCGGCAACACCGTGAACCAGATCTGGACCAATTTTTCCAATATGGTGGGAAATGCTATCGCGGCAATAGGCGAAAAATTCCCCCTCCTGGGCGCCTACCTGCAAGGGTGGTGGGAGAGTATCCAGGCGGTTGTCGAAAATATAAAAGCGATTTTTACAAATATTGTAGATTTTATTAGCAACGTATTTTCTGGCAACTGGGAGGCCGCATGGCAAAACATTGTAAATATTTTTGGAAACATCTTCGGGGCAATACTCAATTTTGCGCTGGCGCCAATTAACGGAATTATTTCTGGGTTGAACTGGGTTATAGACCAGGTAAACAAATTATCTTTTGACATACCGGACTGGGTTCCCGTGGTAGGCGGTTCCCACTTCGGGTTCAACATACCACACATACCGCAGTTTTCAGTTCCTGCGCTGGCGGAGGGCGGCATAGCAACTTCCCCCACCCTGGCGGAAATTGGCGAGGGCGGAGAGCCGGAGGCCGTCATGCCGCTGTCCAAACTGGCGGCCATGCTGGACGAATACACAAAGAAACCGAAACCGACCGGCGGCGCAGACGGCCAGGAGGGCGGCGACGGGGAAACCATCGTATTCTCCCCCGTGCTGAACTTCTACGGCAAAGCGGACCGCGAGGAGGTGGAGGAGGCCACCCGGATCTCCTTTGAGGAGTTCAAGCGCCTGTATAAGCGCCTGAAAGCGGAGGAGCGCCGGAAGAAATTCAAGCCGGAGCCTGCGATGGGGTAAGGAGGGCGCCATGGAAAAGACCTATACGACGAAACAGGGCGACGCCTGGGACGCCATCGCGTTCCGGGTGTACGGCGACGTGAAATATACCGGCTTTCTCATGCAGGCCAACTTCCCG